TCTTCTTCTTCCTTTCGGAGAGTATTCACTTCATTCATTAGTGCATCCAACTCTTCCAGTGCTTTTTCCAGTTTGCTCATGTTTTTCACCTGTTTTTTGTCTTGTTTCAAAATATCAAATTTTGCTTCGGGGTTAATTCCTTTTTCGCAGATAGTAATTTCGTGTAGTTCTAATTTGCTTATTTCATTGTATTGCCCTAATTCTGGATGACTCTTCTTTATTTTTTGAATTGCCTGTCCTCCAATACTAAATGACCTTAATGAACCTTTTCTAATTCCTCGGTTAATTTCCTTTGCTTTTTCTATGTCGTCTCTTAATTTAATTACTACAAAGAATCCTACATCATCAACTTCGGTTTTCCATAACTTTCCGCTTTTGTCTCGGTATGATTTTATTACTTCTCCGACTTGAACATTTGAATGGTTTGTCATTACATTTCTAAATTTTGGATTTTCCATGTATTTATCTACTGCTTCGTTTAATGCTTTGAGTGTGATTAAATCATTTTGTTTATCTACAATTTCAATGCTTGCATATCCACCAATCATTAGGTTGTCGCTTTTTAGAATCCGAAACTCTTGTGGTTGTTCTCTCTTGAGTAGGAGGGACATTTCCAACAAACCTTCGTTATCAAATCAAGTATATAAGAATCTTGGTCAGCGAGGAATTTTCTTTTCGGAAAACTTGTCCTCATAGATGTTCCATAATCCCTCATCCCCTTCTTTATCGGCTGGTTTTTGCTCATATCCAGTCCAAGCCAGCCACATTTTATTTTTTCCAACGGGCAGGTATCGGACATGAAACTTGGTTTCAAACTTGTTTCCTTCCAAGAAGTATTCGTGATAGCCGTTCCTTTGAATTCCAAGTTTCACGGTTCCGCTATCCACGGTCTTTTCTTTGTCAATGTTTTGAGCAACCTCAGCAGGGTATTTTCCAGCCGCACCGAATAGGTCAAACATTTCTTCTTCGTTTTGGGTATCAATCACCCAATTGATTGTCTCGTCGCCAAGACTCATCACCATATTTAGGTTATCGTCTTTACGAGAATAGAGTTTAAATTGCCCTTCACGATACTTTTCTGGTGTTTTATATTCTGCTTTGAGCATAGCATATTTGTCTGTAAAATTAGAATCGCCTTGAATGCAATTTTGATATTCTTCTAAGGCTTGTTCTAATGGGGCATAATCTACACCATCAATTTTATTATTTAAGAAACTATCTAACACTGGTAATAACACATCACAATCTAAAGAATCTACGGCATCTTCTATAACCTTAACTTCTTCTTCATATGTTTTTCCCCAATTACCCTGTTCTTCTTCTGCTATATTATCACGAAAATTAGCATAAGTTTCATATTGGCTAGAAAGAACATCAAGAGTCTGTATTCTGTTTTCTTTGATAGCCTGTTTTAATTTTTCACAACATTCACCATCCTTATTTGAATAATCAATAGTAATATCTTCAATTTCCTTTTCTTCAGGTTCAGCATCTCTATGGATTAAAACTGGAGATTTTAAAAGTCTTTTTAGGATAGCATCTCCATGCAGTTTATTTTCTTTAAATTCAATATGTTCTCTTGCATTTGCCCATTCTTTAAGACCCTGCATGCCGCCATCAACGACTTCATTATAGAGGCTTCCGTGTTTAGCACTTAAGAAATTATGAACCTGTTTAACACTTCTTGGGCCATTGTCTTGTAAATAGTTTGTAATAGCAGTAGTTAAAGTCCCTGCCTTTGTTTTCATAATTTCTTCTGCTTGGTTTTTCCAATCGTCCAAATTAATGATAGCATTCTTAGACATAAGATTGTCCTCTTCAAACCCATAAACAGTAAATCCACCCATATCCGATTTACAAATAATGGTGGCTGTTCCATGTATGTGGTCAGTGATTGTTATTCCTTTCTTCAATCCCTCAATAGAATAGTTGAGAGACTTTTTAGTATCTTGTGCTAATAATTCTAAAGTGATGATTTTATCTGGATATTCTACTTCGGGAACTTCAATCACTTTTGCAGAATAAAGGGTATATCTATCTCCAGCATTTTTAACTTCGTCAACCTTCACACGAATAATTTCTCCCACATCAACAGAAATTTTTGTATTGAGAGCCTTACCCACATTCATGTATTTAATACCATTAACTTCTTGTGTAAATTTATTTTCTTCATCAACAGGCCCAATACCCACGGTGTAAGAATATAGGTTGCTTTTAGTTTTCTTCTTATCAAGAACGACAACATCTAAGTCCACAAACTTCTTCCACTTAATCCACTTGGGGTTTTTCTTTGTTCCTACATAATATGTGGAAGTAGCATCTTTGATAACAACTCCCTCGGAAGTAGGCATATCCATAATTTTTTCTGCATATTCAGCAATATCCTTTAGGGTGTCTGCTCTACGAGTATCTTTCTTTGAGGGGAACTTAAGAACATCGGCGGAATGCTGAGCATAATTGTTGAACATGATTGTCATTCTGTTTTCTAACTCTTCATCAAGAAGTGCTTGATTCTCATGTCGCATAATGTCAAAGACATGACACTTGAGAGTAGCCTTCGGATATTTATTTTTGAAAACATGTGCTATCGTGTCGGCACGATGTAGGGCTTCTTCCCCATCAAAAAGAATTAACTCGGCATCTAAAATACAATCACCGAAATGCTTTGCTTTCAATTCATCAGCAATATTCTTACATTTTTCCGTGATTAATTTTTTATTATATGAAAATATCTTGATATTGTTATCAATTTTATGTAATTGTATTCTCATACCATCATATTTTTCTTGAACAAACCATTCGCCACTGAAACCTTTTAGTTCATTAATATCATCAATATCAAAGATACGATACATTGGTTTATTGGGAACAATAAAATCGGTTAATGATTTTTCTTCTTCCGATTTCTTCTCTTTTTTGATTTCTAAAGACTTTGCTTCTTTTTGAGGGTCTAAGCCCTCAATCTCTCTCAAGTCGTCTAATTCTTCCTTATCATATCTTGAAAGCATAAGGAGTTCTAACATCTCCATAGCAGATTCAACAGCCTTTTCAACGCGTTTAGAATCTTTTCCATCCCCGTAATGCTCAATAATATAGAGGGCTATATCGTCCACCTCTAGGTCAAGTCCTTCTAATCCGTAAGTAATATCGTCAGGTTGTATGTCTTTGATTGCATAAACCTCTTCGGGAAGAGGTTCCTTATCCTCTCGCAGGGCATAATGCACAAACTTAACCATTTGCTCCGGCCTATCGAGTAAGGCTTCCAAAACCTTACCCTTGAATCTTTTAGCGAATGGGTCTTGTACCAACTCCGAGGCATAGCGAAGCATCTTGATGCCTTCGTATAACTCCTTTGCTCCAAGGCTTGAAGGGTCTTTAATATCGTTGTTCTCAATGAGTTTTTCGGAAATGTAGTCTTTCATTTCATTTCCTGCGGCATCTAACTCATTATATGATTCAATGATAGTCTCAACGACACTTCTCCAACGACTCCCATACTCTTTGGGGTCATTGGCGGCAGAAAGGTAAGCCACTCTCGTTTTCTCAAACAGGCGAAGGATTTCCTCCGAAGGACGCTTATCCTTCTCAATGTTTGAGAGGCGCATTTAATCGCCTCATTTGAACTCGGTGGTTTCGCCAGCCTTTCCGTAGCCCGAATGAGTTCCCTCTTGATTCTCAATTTTGGTCTTATCCTTCTCGGCTTTTGGTCGCTTTACCTTGACCTGTTCCATTCTGTCATCTTTTTCATCGGGTAGGCGGTTTCCTTCCATGGATTCACGGAGTAATTCCTTTACCTGTCTTGCTTTCTCAACAGTCATTGAAATGATTCTCTCTTCCCTTTTCACTCTTTCTGGCATTATTACTGGCCTCCATATTTCTTGTTAAAATCTACAACAGTCATGCCCTTATCTGACAAATCTGCTATAAGTCTTGTCAATTCAGGCATATTCTTTTCTTGAGCAACTTGAGCCATAGTTTTAGGAGAACCATCTGGATTTGTTAAAGCAGTATCAAGAAGTGCCCGTTTAATTTGCGGGGTAATAGAATCCTCTAGTACATGAAAATCAAAATCTCCCTGATAACTACCTTGTCTTTTTCCACCTGCATGGGCTATGGGTTTGTATTCTTTTAATATTTCTTTCCAACTCATTATTGACCACCTGCTCTTTCAACCATTTTATGAATGTCCGACCATTCCATTGATTCAACATTTACATTTGAGGAAGCCCCTAAACTATCAATCATAGGGGTGGGGCTTTCTGCCAAAACAAAGCCAGACTTCATCAGTAGGTTATCTTTGTTATAGACCGCCTTCTCAAGACTTTCAATCTTTTCGGAAAGAGCCTTGATAATTTCAAGCATCTCTTGGTTAATCGTATTTTCTTCGGACATTTCAATCATCTCTCTTTTTTTGCGGATAAACTAAATCACGAAGTTGTCGGTAAAGCAGTTCATACTCCTTACGAAGTTTCGTAGCGGTGGCTACAATATCAATGTTGCGCTCATCCATTGATTTCATCTTCTTGTTGAGTTTCTTATCGGACTTGGTAAGGTCAAGTTCCCGAAGAGTCTCAATCAGTTCGCCCAACTTGGTGAAGTCTTGACCAAAAAACTCCGTGGGTTCGGCGGCTTGAAGAGTCTTCTTGAGTCTCTTCTTTTGCTTCCCATCCAGCGAATCAAGGATTTTCTTAGGTGGTGCAATCTTCTTTTCAATGGTAAAGTTTTTACCTTCTTCATAATAGTCCCATGTCATTAATATTCCTCCTCTTTTTCCATAAAGTCTTCTAAAGTATCAATTTGAGTTTCAAGAAATTCATTCTTTTGTTCAATCTTATAAGCCATGCGAATAAACTTGTCCATTTCTTTAATTAGTTCAACTGCTTCTTCATCGGAAAGAAGAGGGGCAAACCTTTCTTCGCTGTTTAAAATCACCTTCAACTTTCCTTTTTCCTTCTCTTTATCCTGCTGTTCTTGGGAAAGTTCACCGGCAGGAGGATTATTGCTTAACATCACCTTCATACCTAATTCAGTAAAGGCACCAACAACAGTTAGGTCAATCAGTTCCTCTATTGCAGAAGAATACTCTTCCTTTTTTCTGCCTAATTCCCTTAGTTTAGGATTTAATCTATTCAACAGTTTCCCCGAATTTCTGGTTAAGGTAGCCAAAGATAAGGCCTCCTCTCTAAAGTTTTTAACTTCTTTATTGTATTCCTTTCTGTTTTTAATTCTTTTTTCTACATCTCTTATTAGGTTTAAGTCTGGCTTTTCCTTTTCTTCTTCCCTAACTATCTGCGATTCTAATTCCTCTATTGCATAAATTTTGTAATCAGAGCCTCTCTCTAAGGACTCCATAGCGGATTCAATTTCTCCTAAGAATCTAGCGGCGTCTCTAATAGTTTCTCTGACCTCTTTTTGTTTTTCTTGTTCTTCGTTGAGTAAATCTAAGATTTTCTTATTGGCTTTAGCAAGAACCCTTTCCTCTGCCGAAGTAGGATTATCCAAATCAATATCGCCTTGGGCGACTCTAGTTTGAACTTCCTTTCTTCTCTTTCTTTCATCTCTTGCTGCCTGTAAAGCCTCTCTATTATACAAGGATTTAATTTCGGGTAATTGCTGTTTAAAAGATTCTCTTGCTAAGACTTTGATATTTCCTTTCTTTTTCTTCAATTCATCCATTAATTTATCTTGGGATTGTAATGTGATGTCTAATTGTTTTAAGTTGCCTTCAATTTCATTCCTTTGTCCACGAAGAGTTTTGTACGCTTCTGCCAACTTACGGGAATTGACATCTGTTTTCTTCCTTCTCATCCCACTAGCGGTAAATGCATCCCCAAAGCCCAAGGAAATTTCTTCTTCCCTTTGCCTTCTTGATTCTTCTTTTTTCTTTCTTGCTAATTTTTTTGCTCTTGCTATGTCTGCACCTCTAATTTTGGTGTTTTTAGCATTCTCTGGTAAAAAATTATGACGATTATAATGGAGATAAAGAAAGGCCTTTTCAAAAGTAAGAGTTTCCCCATTCTTGTCTTGAAACTCATCGTATGTTTTGCTGGCTAATTCTTTATACTTTTCAAAAAGTTCAGTAAGGTTTATTTCGGGATTCATTTCAATTTTCCGTTCTTTATCCTTTGCTGTCCTTTTTGTTGCGGTTGGTGCAGTAGATTCGCCCTCGGAAAAAATATCAAAAGACTCGTCAATTGTTAATTCTTCTTCTCCTAATTCTTGCCCTGTTTTCTTAGGCGCAGGTGGAACTTGGGGTGGAAGAATAACATCTCCATTTTCTTTTTTCTCAGTAAATTCATAATTTGATAATAAATCAAGGTTTTCCGAAAGGCTGAGTGCTAGAATATTGTAGGCAGAAGAAGATTTCTGCCTGTCAATAATTCTATTGTAGGCAGTAATGTTTTCAAACTCAAAACCTGTTGCTTTGCTATCATCAACAATAATTTTAATATTTTCCGATAACTCAGTAAGAGGCACTAAGGCTCTCTGTGCAAAACTAAAATTGTTGAAGAGGGCTTTATACCGCCGATACATTTCACGGCTTGTGTCTTCGCCCGTCCCTGTTTCTAACCTTTCCCTCTCTTCTCTCTGTTCTCTTTCTTCTCGCTCTTTTTTGGTTTCCGCTTTGCGGAGAAGAAAGGCCAAAAACAATCACCACGGAATGTTTTCTGTTCGGCCTCTTCTTTTAGGAGGAAGAGTGATAACATCGGGAATATCTCTACTTGAAGGTGCTGGTTTTGGAGTAGTGTCCATAGGAATACCCGCAATATCCAAATTCTTTTCCACCTTTCTACTCATGGCGGCGTTTTGATTCAATGTCTTAACTTGTGCTAACTCTTTGCGTAGTCGTATTTCCTTTTGCTTCATATCTTCTGTCATAGTGCATCACCCAAATCTCCTTTAGTTTCAACTAGAATGTCAATGATTTCCTGTGAGGACATTCCCCCAATTTTATCCATAAAAGCGTCCATCAAATCTGTTCGGGTCATTTCTGCTAATCTCTCCCTTTCTTCTTTGGTTGATTCCTCTTCATATTGAAACAGGTCTTTTTCGTCCAAAGCCTCATCTTTAACATCTAAGTCTCCGGCAGGATTCCCTCCCTTCATTCTAGTTTGGACAGGTCTTTTGGTTTTTCCAGTCATGACCTTTTCAGGAATTTCTTTTCCCCCGCCAAGTTTCCCTTTTCTATCTCTTGCCGCTTTAATAATTTCTTCCCAATTACTCATCATGGAATCCTCCTTTCGTTTCTTGTATCAACATTTTGGTTTCCAGCCTCTTGCGGTAAGCCGGACATTCGCTTATCTGGCCCTACGCTCATCCTGCTTTTATTTCTTGTGGCTGGTGGATTTTCTTGGGGCTTTGAACCTGCGCCTTCTGCAAACATTCTTGTTTGTTCATCTAAATCTCTTTGGTCTAAATTTGAACCTGCTAAGGGGTCTTTCTTTGCTGGCTCTCCCCCAGTTTCAGTAGGGGTTTCTTCGGGTTGAGGCTCGGGCTTCTTGAAAGTAAAGTTCCCGTCTTCGTCCATTTCAACTTCAAATCCGAGATTCTTTGTTGATGCCGCAATATTGACTTCAATCTCACGCTTACGAAGAACAGCAATTTCATCCTCTTCTTCACTCGGAGGTAGTTTTAAGTCCCAGTCGGTGATGCCAAATTGCTTTGTTAAAAATGGGAAAACATAATTGTTATAGACATTTTGAGCCATTTGAACTGCTCTGTTCGTGACCAAAATTTGCATACCTTCATTATTCAAACCACCGCTTGTGGTGTTGTCAGCCATGAAAACTTTGCTTACACCGTAGAACGCAGAAATCCTATCTCTTAAATCGTCCTTGACGGAGACATAATCCATTTCCTTGAGACTGTCCATGAACTTAATCCACTCAACAGAACCCTTTCCTCCTTCTGCTTCAATTCCCATAACAGGAATAAAATGCGGGTCTGTCTCCATCTTTTCTTTAACAGAACGCCAAAAGGAACGCATTGAATCCATATTGCGGGTCTGCACTGCCAAAAGACCCCTCGGCATACGGCTTTTAGTGTATGAGGAATTAACATAATTCTCCATAGCAAGAAGAGTTGTGATGTGATTATAGAGGGTGATGATAGGCGATAGTCCATAGAGTCGGGAAGGGCTATACTTGCTGAAATGAAGCACCTCTCCTTTGATAAAATACTGGTCTTTGCCTCCAACCCGATTCACATAATGAACAGGGTGTAGAGTGCTTCCACATTCCTCACAGGTTTCATGCGGTTCCATAGCCAAAAAATTTCGGTGATTAACACAAGTAAAGCCCTTTGTTCCTCTTTGCCCTAATTCATCAGAATAAATAGCCATTGATACAGGGTCGCCACGATAAACTTCTTTAATTCTATGCATTCTAATTTTTTGATTTCCATCAATAAAATATTCTTTAACAAGAACAATATAAGCATCATCCATAATGTTAAGGTCATCTTCTAATTCTTTAAGAACATCAATAAATAATTGTTCTGATTTATTAACATACCCCTCAATAAAGGCCTCTGCATACTTTAATTGTTTAACATCGGGAATTTTGAGGTTAGTGCTTCCGCATCGAGAACATTCCTTAACAGGTCTTTTATGTTCCTTTTTACAATCATTACACCTTGCTTCGTATGCCTTTTCCCAAACATAGCCTCTTCGGAAAATCTCTTGTTTAAGTTGTGTTATACAAGTTCTAGCAATAACAGAATTTTGAACGATGTGATAAATAATAGGGGCTGTCATTAGGTTATTCTGTTGTCTTTCTTGAATACCTATATTGTAAATTGACCTATCTTCTGGTTTAGGAGTTGTTCTCCTAAATAAATTAGAAAAACTGAAACGGCGTTTCTCTTCAACCATGCTCGCCGCCCTCTCTCTTGTGCCTACGAGGAAGCCTCTTTATCAACATGCCCCTTCTTCTCCGAACACTAGTATGGTTTTGCCCAATTTCGGGCTTGGTCTATTTGACATGTCAAGCAAAGGTCGCTTATTCTGTTGGATTTTTTACATTTTCTGCAAACAGTAGCATACCTAATTCGCTTTGGTAGTTTGGTTCTTACCTTGTGTTTGAAAATATCGTAGTGTTGACGAGGCACTACAACCCTCTCCTTTCATCTCGGAGTCTTTTTTGTTCTTCATATTTAGCGGCCCTATCCCTTCGCATTTCCTTATCCCTAACATGTTGAGCAGATGCTTGTCTTTGACTACGAGTTTTCTTTTTTCCTTTCTGTTTTTTTCTTGGGTCTTGGCCCTTTTTTCTAGTCCGTGTTTTTATTCGGGCAATCGCTCGCTCTTGCTGTTCCTTGAATTTCTTTTCTTGTTCCTTTTTTCTGTATTCAGCATCGGCCTTAGAACGCCCTTCTTCTTGTAAAGCATCAAATTCTTCTTTAATTTTTTCGGGAAGGCTTTCAAAATTATTCCACCATACCTCTATCTCATCCGATATTGCTTTTTTCTTATCTCTATTTTTTTCATTGAGATACCTCTTATCAAGTTCAAGCAATTCTGCAACATATTCTTCTGCACTCTTTTCCTTTTTTAAAATATTAAACCACATTTAGCATTTCCCCAATCTGTTCTAAATTATTTTTCCGTCCATATCTAATACAGTCCCATCGGGTCTAACTTCGTGATAACTAAAAGAATTGACTAGCCAACCCGTAGAATCACTAATCCAATCAAGAAGGGCATCTACTATCTCTTCGCTCATTGAACCTTCATCAATGCCCAATTCTTTAGCAGTTATAGCCATTTGTTGATAGGTTGTATCTAAATCATCTTGTTCATGTTCATCGGTATCATAATCAACCTCAGTAATCACAAATGTTCTTTCTTGTTGTTTGATGATTGTCCCAATTTGTTCCAAAGAATCCATCACAGACATTTTACAGTTATCAGTATATTTCTGAATATCATCAAGTACGATGTTTTCCTTAGACCAATCAAACCCTACATGGTCTTTGTGATTTTCCCACTTCATCAATTTAAAGATTTCGTCGCAACGGCCTTTATACCAATCTGCCTTTTTATACGACTTTTTCATACGAATTAATTCTAATAATAGTTTAGCATTGCCCTTCTTTAATCGGAAATGAGGTAAGCACTTTGTTAAAAGACTGGCTACATCTCCTTGAGAATAAAAATTTAACCGATTGATAAGGCGAGTGTCCTGTGGTGATTTTTGGTCAAGGTGCATACGACCAAAACCAATTGACTTATACATCTCTTGCATGAAAGCCTTCCCTCTTTCTCCCGTAGCAACCAAGCCAACTCTTGGGTTCATTTTGCGGTCAAGAGTAATATAACCGTCCGAGTCAATAAATGCCGCCGTGTATGCCCAAATGTTTTTCTTAATTTCATTGGGTATTTTGTAAAAAGCCCCATCAATTGAAACGATACCCAACTTCTTAATTTCATTTGAAATAACCTTTGGGCTTGAGGCTTTATGTAAATCGGTAGGCATCATGTCGTGAATCATTCTTGCGCCGATGCCGTGGTTTTCACAAACTGCCTTGAGAATAAACTCTCTCTGTTTTTCTTTCTTTGATTTCGTTAAGGACTGATTCGTAATTTTAGTTAGGCTTTCCCTAAAAGACTTCTTGGCCTTTCTCATTTCTTTTGATAATAGAGCATAGTTCTGACCATAGACCATATCATTTTGTTCTGTTTCTGCTTCCCAGTATTTACAGAGAGAATCAATCACCTCCCTTCTCTGCTCTAACGATTTCATTTTGTGCAACTTTCGCAAGTCTTTTTCGTTAAAACGCATTTTAAGAAGAGGATTCTTGTATGGGGCGACCCAATAAATTGAATCAATGCACTTAAATAAATGGTCTGAATAGGCATCTATCATTGTGTCAATTGCCTTAGTCATACTATCTCTATTGTCTCCCTTCAACTTTCTACGAGACATTCTCATTTGCTTAATGAGGTCGGGTATGTTTCGTTCCTCTACAACATATTCTTGAGGGAAGTCATTAAGCATCTTCCTTGCTTCGCTTGCGTTGATTTTTAATACATCACATAACTTGTTGATTTCATCGTACTCGGACATAATAAAGTCCGAATAAAGAGTCTTAGCCAACATTTTTTCTTCGTCTGGCTTAAAAAATTCTTCTCCCGCTTCTTCGTTTGCAGATTGTCTCACCTGCTTTTCGCGTCTTTTGAGATTCGCTAACCTTGCCGCATTCTCGGAGATTTTATCATACTGTTCTGCGGAAGGCATAATATCACCTCAAAAGTTTAAACCGATTCCACGGTAGCCTGTTCTTACAGGCTTCGCTTCCTCAAAGATGCCCAAATCGTCAAGCAGTATGAAGTTATCGTTGGCTTGATATGTAGCGGCATTTGCTAATGCAAGGCTCATTACCATGTCGTCATGCGCTCCTATTCCCTCAAACTTCCCTCGTTCCGTGATAGCAAACATAGACAACTCCTCAATCAAAGTAGAGGAAACCTTTCTGCTTTCTTCATTTCCATACGGAAAATTCATCTTATTGTTTTCTAAAGTCATTTGTAAATTAAGAATGATTTCTTGTTTCTTTCTTCTGGTCGTGTTAAAGTCATGGACATTTAAATCAGCGACTTGGCGCAATTCTTGAGTAAATGATTTAGCAAAGGTATTCGTTTCAAAGAGAATAGCCTCCGGTCTAAATATCTGCCCAATAATTTTAACCTTCTGTATGTTTTCTCTAAACTGAACATTCTTTGCCCTATCAACATATATAATTGATTTATTTTCGTTTTCATCAACCTCAAGAACAGTAATTACATTGTAGTCGCCATCTGTTGAAATAGCAGGGTCAACCCCGACAAAATATTTATACCCTTCTCTTTTCATTGGCCTTAAGACTAAATCTTTATTCTTTGCCGCATCTAAATATTCTGGATTGAATAAGGAAGTACCTGTTGAAATCGGAACGCACATGTATTCCCGTGTAAACATCATTGAGCCAACTTCTGCTTTACGAGCCATCAATGCTTCATAATTCCAACGGTCAGGCCATAAGGGTTCATTGAGAGAATTTAGGCATGGGTATGTTCTAACTGTATATGCGGGGTTCTCTGCAAGTTGTTGGTAAATATCTGTATAAGAGAACGGAGTCCCAATGACACGGAGAGAAGCGGTATGGTGAAGCGTAGGAATCATATCACCATAAAACCAATCGGTCACCTTTTGAATACCAGTCATACTGAATTCTTTTAGAGGGTCATCAATGACAATTTCTTGAGGGTGCAAACCACGAATCTGCGAGCCTACGGAACGCTCAAGGATTTGGTTTCCATTGGTGAGAGTAATGTTTCCGATAGCCCACCCCCTTGCAGGTTTGAATTTTTTGAGCATTGGGTGGGTGAACATTTTGTCAATGTCTCTCATGTGAACGAGGGTCTGCTTTTGGTTAGATGAAATGTAAAGCATTTGGTATGGGGGTTCTTCAAAGATTAACTTCCATACAACCCAACTGTGCATGAACACCGATTTTCCGTGGTCGCGTGAACAGATGATAACTGTTCTTTGGGTGCTGTTCATTAATTCATGCCACTCTTGAATGTAAGAAGGAAAGTCAAAGCCAAGAACATTTTGAAAGAAATAGGGAAATGAGTTTTTGGATAACTTCATATCCATTTCATGTTCAAAGTTAAATGTATCTAATTCCATTATGAATCCCTCCTTTTTCTTTCTTCTAGTTCCATAGACCTCTTTTTTCTTCTTTCTTCTAGTTCCTTTGCCATTTGCTTACCTTCGGACACTATATCATCTACAATATCATTATAGTCATACTCAAGGTCAGTATCTTGGCTTATTGCTATCCCTTTAGGAGCATTTCTTTCAAGTCCCGTTAATCTATCTATTACTGAGTTTATCGGGCCAAATCGTAATGGTTCATTCGGTGCTTCTGTTCTATATGCTTGAATTTCAAGAACTAGGGATTCTTCAAGCCATTCTCTCAAATAACGGTCTTTAAAACTATTTGCTGCGGATATTAACTCTTCTATATTTTCTCTGTCCTTTTCATATTTGTCGGCTAAAGCCTTTAAATTACCTAAAGAAATTGATGCTCTAAAATCGCCCTGCGTTCCACCCATCATCTGCCCCCTGTGCGTTTCTTCGTGTATGATACTTCTTAGCGCACTATCAAAATCAAACTTTGGGCCTAAATATATTTCATCGTCGGGAGGGCTATATGCCGCCGCTCTCGGAGACATATTCCTATCAAAACGAATTTTGATAATATCAAACCAATTCATCACGAATCCCTTGCACTTCTAAAAATATTCGCAAAGGCTCCTTCAATATTAGAAACTCTTGCATCAAAACCTAAAAGTAATCTCTTAAGTTCTTCTAAATCAACATTCTCTCCTCCGACAAATTCATACACGATTTCTTTCATGTCGTTAATTGTGTCGGCCATTTCGCTCAATTGCTTAACCAACTCTCGGCCATCTTGTTTTAGCCTTTCATCTGTCATCTTACGAACCATTTTTACGACCCCTTCTTCCATTTCTTACTCTTTGACTTAGTTTTCTTCGGACTCCATTTTACCTTATCAGCCCAATATGCCGCAGAGAGTTTTCCCCTCTTGATGTTCTTAGCATGGCGAGATTTGAACGCTTTACGCTGTCCAGCAGTTTGATTTGTTTTTACTCCTTGTTGCCCAAAGCGAATTGTCTTGGCTTTCTTTCCTTCCCTTGCTACAACAATATGAGATTTTTTAGGGTGCTTTGGTGTTCTTTTTGGTTTGTTAAAGCCCGAAACTCCTGCTCTTTTAAGACGAGGGTCTTTCTTTCTTTTGAGAACATTTTGCCAATCATTCATAAGCATCACCTAACATATAGCCTATTTTCTTCCCTGCTTGAATATCACTTGGATAATGACTTCCCATTTGCATTCTTGATAGTGAGATTTTATCAGCCATCGCTTTGAGTTCTTTCTTCTTTTCGGGGAACTTTTTGCCTAAGACTCTTTCCAGTCCATGCGCTAACATAGAGTGTCCACTGGGAAACGCTGGTGTGTCGTCTGTTTTAGTCTTTGTTGTTGAAATTTTGTCAGAGATTTGATATGGGCGTGGCCGCAT